TTTAGGCGCTGACATTGGTGCTATGTCTACAGGTGGCTCTCAAAAGGCTGGTTCTCTGTTGACAGAGCAGACTGATCCTACTAACTTTGCTTTGCAGAAGCTTTTAGGTAATCAACAGTTGATGTCTGGTGTTGGTAACTGGTTTGGAGGTGGTCAACCCTCAATCGGGGGTGTAATGCCTAATATCGGAAGTTGGTATGACTCATCAGCCCAAGAGTTCTAAATAAGGAAAGACACAATAATGGCTACAGATAGCGTAATGGGGTTATTTGCTACTCCTGAACAACTACAGCAACAACAGTATCAACAAGCTTTTGATCGTAATTTACAACTAGCTAAGCTGAATCCTCGTGAGCGTAACGTGGCTATGTTTGGCACTTCTGTGGATCGCCTAGGTTCTGCCGTCGGCGGTGCTCTTGGTGGAGGCGATCCCCAATTACAGATGGCTACATTACGTCAACAACTGGCTCAAGGAAAAGACTTGACATCCTCTGCTGGTTGGGCTGCTTACGCGCAAGAGCTTCAAGCTAAAGGCGACCTACAAGGCGCAGCTCAAGCAGCTCAGAAGTCTACTGAAATACAATCAGGTGCAGAGCTTAAACAAGCTAAACTTGAGCAAGCTAAAGAGTTGCGTACTCAGCAAGACGCAGCCGCTATGGAGCGTTTGCAAGAGCGTCTTCGTTCTGAAGAGCGTATGAACATGAACACCAACGAGACTCGTTCAATGATTGCTCAGTTGGCTGCTTCTATGAAAGCCACTAAAGGTGAAGTAGCTGACGATAAAGCCGCTACCCGTATCGGTCAGAATACTGTATTTGATAACCTCATTACTGAAGGTACAGGTTTGGTTTCTGAGATTGATAAGAACAAAGATGCTTTCTCTTTGTCTGGACGAGGCACTGCTGCTTTCCAATCAATCTTTAATCCGGAAGCCCCTGAAGTCAGGGTTAAATCGAATGTTGATTCTTACCTGAACAAAGCACGTAACGCTTATTTGCTGGCTGCTAAAGGCACTCAGACAGAAGGTGACGCACAACGCGCATGGTCTGAATTTGCTGGTTCTCTTGACTTCTCTAGTGCAGCAGGTGCTAAACGATCTGTTGAACGCATCACTAAAGAATTGGGTACACAGAAGGCAGCTAACGAGTCTTACTTGAGAAGTCGCGGACTTCGTTCAGAAGGTCAGTCGTCACGACCAACGAAGACTAAGAAATGGAGCGACCTGTAATGGATATTGAACTCCCTAACGGTACAGTTATTCAAGGTATCCCTGAAGGGACGTCTAAACAAGACATCATGGCTAAAGCTATCAGTGCGGGTTTAGCCACTGCTGCTGACTTTGGTCAAGCTTCAGGCGAAATGCAACGAGGCCGTCCTACGATGGTTAATGATCCTCGTATTATTAAGGATACAGAATCTCGCCCATCTAACGAAGGCTTCTTAGACAAAGCTGGTCGTTTCTTATCTACACCTGCTGGTATTGTCACTCCTGAGCAATTAGGAGGCTCTGCTGCCGGTCGCGCTGTTCAGGGTGTCTTAGACCCCTTGCTAGGTATTGGTCAACTTGCTTCTAAAGCTCTGGGTAACGACACCGTGTCTCAGCGTATGCAGCAAAACGAACTACGCTATCAACAAGCACGTAAAGACTCGGGAGCTGAGGGTATTGACTTGGCTCGTCTGGCTGGTAACGTGGCTAGCCCTATTAACTATATTGTTCCTACAGCGGGTGCTGGTTCTCTGGCTCGTTCAGCCGCTACAGGCGCTAGCTTAGCTGCTACACAGCCTGTATATGGTACTGATTACTGGTCTGAGAAAGGTATCCAAGCCTCTGTAGGCGCTGTGTTAGGCCCTCTAGCTGAGTACGGTGTTAAGTTCTCAGGTAAGGTCTTGGATAAGATGAAAGGTTTGACCGAAGCAGGTCAGATGCAATATCTCCAAGATTTGCTTAATAAAACAGCAGGCGCTGAGCGAGACAATGTGGTTAAAGCTCTCGCAACTGTTAAGCCTATCGTTCCCGGTAGCCGTCCCACAGCTGCTGAGGCTTTGGTAGACATTCCTGAAGCTGCTGGTATTGCTGCCTTGCAAAAGGAAGTTGGTAAGAGTGGTGAAAGCGGTGCTATGTTGCTCCGTCGAGAAGCTGAGAATGAAGCCGCTCGTCAAGCACAGTTAGGCGTTGTTGCAGGAACTCCCGAGCAACGCGCAGCCGTTGAAGCAGCCCGTACAGCTACAGGCGATACCCGTGAAGCTGCTCTAGGTATGGCTGATACAGTTAAACAAGCCTATGACAGCATTACAGCTAATGTTATGGGACAAGCTAACCGTATTATTGGCTCAAGGGGTAGTGAGTTTGTTACGGGCGTTGACGTACCTGTTACAAGCATTAGAGAAGCTGCTAAGGAAAGCACAACAAACCTTCTTAAGTATCAACGCACAGCTCTAGCAGATAATGGTTTCTTTCCATTAGAAGTTAAAGGTGTTGTAGGTCAGATTGATAAGGCGATTGCTGGTGCTGACTCTGACTTGTCTAAGTCTGTTTTACAACTAGCTAAAGATAAAATATTGTCTAAAGCTGATGAAAATGGCTTGATTAGTTCTACTGACTTATATCAGAACGTCCGTAAAACCTTGAACCAAGACATTCAAGCCTTGTTGACACAAGGTAATAAACCAGCTCAAGGTGGTATTCCACAGCAAGCAGCTAAGGCAGCAGGTAATGTTAAGTCTTTTATTGATGCTTCTTTGAACAAATCTTCTAATGGTTTGTGGGGTAAGTACATTGAAGACTTTGCTTCTCACAGTCAGAAACTGGATCGTATGGCTATTGGTGAAGCCCTACAGCAGAAGTTACAAGGCTCTTTAGGTAACGTAGAACGCGCTGGTGCTTTTGCTCAAGCTGTACAAGACTCAGCAAGCTTGATTAAGAAGGCAACAGGAATGCCTCGTTACGAAAGCTTGAACAAGGTATTGACTGCTGATGAGACAGCTGCTGTAAACCGTGTACTGGCTGATGTACAACGCCAACAAAAAGGTGTGACTTTGTCAGGTCAGATCAAAGCTCCTGCTTTAGAGGTGTCTTCACCTGCTGAAAACGTAGGTCTTTTGAACCGTGCTTACACCTTGACAAAAGAAGTGCTTGGTTACATCACTCGTGGTAACGCTGAGAAGGCCCGTGAGTCCTTTGCTAAGTTGTCTTTGGAACCTCAAGGTATGGCTGTGTTCATGCAAGCTGGTCCTATCACAGCTCAGCGTAAGTTTGTAGCTGCTTTGAACAAGGTATTGACACCAGAGCAACAACAGATCTTAATTCAAGCAACGACTGTACAAGGTCCTGCACGTACCGCTGGTGAGTAATGCCTCTCTTAATCCTTGCTGGTGCTCTCAAGGCTGTTGAGGCTATCCAGCAGGGATGTGAGCTATATAAAGAATATAAAGGTACTGTATTACAAGCTAAAGCTACCTTCGAGGAAGTTAAGGGTATAGCTGTAGAGGTCTCAGATGTCGGTACAGGTATCTGGGACTTTATTAAGTCTAAGTTATTCCCTTCAGAATCTGATACGATTAAGACCTCTAATCAACGCATAGAAAATGAACAACGTACCGACGGTGCTCAGAAGGTTGCAGAAAGTGCTACTAAGCGAGTAGTTCAGCCTCAACAAGAATACGATGAACAGATCATCAAAGCTGAGCTAATTAAGAACCTAAAGAAGTTCTTTAAAGCAATGATAGCTATTCAAACTGCTATAGCTAAGCAACAAGAGCGTATAGACCATGAAGTGATAGAGCCTGATGAGTTACTTGATGTCTCTTTGGACTTAGTTGTAGCTAAGAAAGAGATGGAGAAGGCTCAGAAGGAGATTAGAGAGACTATGGTTTATCAGAGTCCTCCTGAGCTTGGAGCTTTATACACCGATGTAGTGAACATGTTCGGTATTGTGCAAGAGAAACAAGAAGCTACACATTTATTAAATACTAGAAAGAGGAAAGATGAGTGTCTACGCAGAAACAGAATTCTTTCCAAAGTAAGACAACGAATAGCTTGGGTCGTAGTAATGGCTCTAATAGTACTGGAAACATGGGGACTAATAGCAGCGATTCTTCTAGCGAGACAGTCTACGTAAGCTTCCTAGTGTTGCTTACCTTACTGTTCTTTATTATTTTACCTTTTGAGTTGTATCTGTACATTGTAGTTAAAGATGCAGTAGAGTTTTGTTATAGGAGTAAGTAAATATTATGAATGAGTTAATGAATATCCTCAAAGGAGCTGCACCTGCTCTTGCTACGGTTGTGGCTGGGCCTCTAGGAGGCATGGCTGTAAAGGCTATGGCTGAGAAACTAGGTGTAGAGGAGACTGTTGAGGCGGTGGCTGCACACCTCACAGCTAACCCTGAAGAAGCTTTGAAGCTTGCTGAGATTGATTTGAAACAGTTTGAATTGGAAGTACAGGATCGTGACTCAGCTCGTAAGGCTCATTTGGCTATTGCAACCAGCCCTGACGCACATTGGCTTGAAAAGCTCGTTGTACCTATCCTTGCTTTGGGCACTGTTGGTCTTTGTTTTCTCTTGATTGGTGTCTTATTGTTTATCAATATCCCTGACAGCCAAGAGAACATCATTATCTATGCCTTAGGTTTCATCACCAGCGCAGCAGGACAAGTACTCAGCTACTTCTTTGGTTCAAGCCAAGGCAGTAAAGATAAAAACCAAGCATTGAAAGGAAAGTAACCATGCAGTTAAGCGAACACTTTAGCCTTGAAGAGGCAACCTACAGCGAGACTGCTGTACGTCAAGGTATCGATAACCAACCTTCTACTCTTCAATTGGAGAACATGAAGATTGCTGCTGCTAAGCTTGAACAGCTACGTGCTGTTACTGGCCCTCTGAAGATTAACTCTTGGTTACGTCTACCAGCCGTTAACGTGGCTGTTGGAGGCTCTAAAGTCTCTTCTCACATGGATGGTTGGGCTATTGACGTATCTAGCTCTAAACTGACTCCTCTCCAACTGTGTCAGGAAGTACAGAAGGCAGGTATCAAGTTCGATCAGATGATCCATGAGTTTGGTCGTTGGATGCATATCTCCTTTGCTCCTGAGATGAGACAACAAGAGCTTACTATCTATCGTCCTGAGAACAAGTATAAAGCTGGTATCTTGACGGAAGAACAGTATCACAAGGCGTAAGCCGTAAAGCCTGATGTATCTTAAATGATACATAAAGCCTCTAATGTACGTTTTAAGATACATTAGAGGCTTTTCTGTTTATACGAACAACAAAGAGAGAGTAAAGAATCCTAAGTGGATCATAACACAGCTACAGAACTGATACTCATCCTCATCAGTCTCCACAACTGCTTCATCATTGTGTTGTATTCCTACAACAAAGCCTCCAGCGAACGAGAAATCAACTACCATTTTCCATCCTTTGAGTAAATCATGTGAGGCACTGAGCGCACAGTAGGGAATTGCTCCTTAAAGGCTTCAATGGTCATATCCTTGCCCAGCATAATCTCGACATATTCGACACCTTCGGCTTTGAGTTTAGCCTTCAATGTATCACATCCGGGGCAGTTAGGTTTAGAGTATACGATTGTTTTCATCTTTTAAAGCCCCCGAAGGGGCATCCTTTCTTAGCGGATTGGGCAAGCACCAGTCGAACATTCAGCATCGTCAAGACCAATATTAGCCTCGTCAATAGCCGTGATAGTACGTGTATTGGCAACCAGCTCATTATACTGTTCCTCAGTGATCTCTTCCAACGGAGCTTGCTTGAAGCCATGCTCTGAGTGTAGCAGGAAAGACAGTGACTTATGGTTTGTCTTGTAGTTCTTCTTGAGGTACTTCTTGATCTCAGGAAGCTCTTCAGGACGATAGTACACAGTACAAGACACAGAGTTATCACTCCAGACTTCCTGCAACCACTTGACTGTTTCCAGCTGAGAGATAGCTGTCATGTCCTTAGCCAACACAGCATGGTCTGGATGACGGAAGGGGAAGCTTACAACCACTGTTGAACGATCTTCAGTACCGTCAAAGTTTTGCTGGTACTCCACATGGTAGCCATGATCCTTACAGACTTGAACCAACGAGTGATTAGAGCTGATACGGATACGACGAATCATGAATCGAGCATAAGCAGGATGACAACCGGGAGTCACACCTGGCAACAGAGACAAAGTACCTGAAGGCTTAACAGTGGTCAGTTTGATTGACTTATTGAAACCGTTCTTAGCACTGTACTCATTGTCGTATTCACGGATCTTACCGTATGTCTCGTTTAACCATGACTTCTGTTCTTCGGTACACTGCAAGACACCTGTGATACCAATACCCATTCGCATGTTTTCGTGAACGATAGCCTCTGTGACCTTTTGGTGACACTGGAGCGCCAACGAGTGCTTGTTAATACGGTACAACAAAGTGCAGACATCAAGAAGCTCTTCTTTGCTAGAGATATTAGGCAAGAACACTTCTGCAAGGCAACAGGTTTCACCGTCAGCCAAAGACTGCTCAGCACATGGATTATAGCCTTGTACTTTGGGATCTGGATACTGAGTTTCACCCAATCGTCCGATCTTTCGTGAGAGCTTGAGGTTGATGAGGCCGTAAGGTTCGCCTTTGCCTTCATAACCATCCCAGAAGAAGTCGTGCAGATCTCCAATATCGTGACACACGACTGAGTTGTTGGACATGGCTCTCCATGAGGGGATATTGCCCAAGTCCCATCGCTTAGCAAGTAGATATTCCACATCGTCAGCATCTCCAATAGCAATTTGAGCACTTCGACGCACGTTACCTGCAACGACAACAGCACCGATAATGTTCATAATGTCCAAGCAATCAACAGGACGGAGCTGCTTACCTGCACGTTTCTCCAAGACCTTACTGATCTGCTCAATACCCCACACCAAATCCTCTGGCCCTGAAGCTGTACCGCCAAAGCCTTTGATAGGAGCGCCTTTA